ATTACCGTTCACAATAGGGTTTATATGCAAGTTAGTAGATCCCCTATAACCTACAAAACATTCCAGTGTCCAACGAATGGGGTGCGGAGGTACGTAATTGATTTTAACTTCATTTGCTGGAGTAATAATCGATTGCGCCCACGACAATCCCCTAGTGGAATCAAACCCATAGGGTTTAGGAACACGCGACAAAATATTAGTCGTAAATTGTGTTCCTGCTACTGGATATGTCGAAGCACTAGTTCTATTCTGACCAAAATATTGTACACCTCCCAAGGAAGTGCGATGCAATATAGGTCGCAACGAAACTAGTGTTTCACCTACTGTAATTAAATCTATAGCTGAATCAGCTGTAGGATTAGTATGTGCTATGTCAATCTCTGATGATTGAACTGGTAACGTTGTACTAGTCAAATTAATTGCAGTAGGTCTTGCAAATCGAAAGTCCTTTCCTGGTCGTGCAAATAAAAGCACTCCTACATCAGGATTGGTTGTTGGTCCAGTAAGGACATTCAACACTCGCATTTGGAAAGACCCATTGTTCTCATTAAGATCAAATGGTATAGATCCGGCATTAGTCGGATCAATCTCGTCTTTAAATCCAATGCTCAAATAAGGCGTTGCTGCCTTATAAGGAATTTCGATTTCTACCTCATCTTCATATTCTAAATCGACGATACGAGTGAAAATAGCAGTTTCAATACCACTAAGACCACTTATATCCCAATTAGGTTCCCACGCTATTAGTACACGTCCCTTGTGATACTTAGTTTTAACAAATTTAAATTTGTAAATCATAGAACCACGCCAGAGACGAAACATCTTAGCAAAATATGAAAGAGGGGTGTATGTTCGTAATGTTTGGCTAGTTAACACTGTAGAGCGTTCAAAACCACACCCAACACAACCTGTAATAATAGGAGTGTCAGGAGTATCCGATCCTTGCCAAATTGCAGAATTCATAAATGATTCTCGCAAAATAGTGTTATCATAAGATAAGGAATCTACTGGATCAACATCACAAACGGAATTGTCAATGGTCACTTCATTTTTGGGATCAAAACAAAGTTTATCGATGGGCATTCGTGTCTCAACATTCGCAAAAGCGTGAAAACTTTTCGGATGGAAACCATGTACATCATCAATAACAGGAGGATTAGAATAACCAAATAATTTGGCTATATTAGCAACAGCAGTTGCTCCCATTGACGTAGCTTTGGCAAATGTACCTATAAAAGGTATACTTGACAATATATTGGCCGCACCTGCCACGGCCGTTGCGGGACCTGAAATGGTCCCATACCCTCTGTCAGCATATTCATCTGACTGTAGGGCCAATTGAGTGGATGGCGCTGCCAATTCCACCTTCTCGGCCCATGCATAAACGTTCACTGTAATGCCAGTGCCAGCTACCCCATTTGCTGAGGAAAGCGGCCAAAATTGGCGTAAACGTAAGCGACCCATGTCTCGGAACTGATTTGCATTTCGCACATTCAACCAAGATCCGGTCCATAGAAATGGTAGTTCCATTTCCACAGTAGACATTTTAGAGGGCTCTAGAAAAACTCCTGGAGTTTGACTAGAATTTACCAGGTCCGCAGGAGCTGTAATTGTCAATGGATGATCCATAGGCAAATAACAAGCTCGTAGCGCACCATAGTAGAATGGTGAAGAATTAATGACAAATTTTAACTTCAATGTACATCGAAGACGTGCATAATTGTCTAATTTCCGCTTAATAGTAGAATTGTTGAAAAAATCAAACCAAGGTTCGAAATTCTCTTCTAATGTAACACCTTCTGTCCATGTATATGTTCGGATGCGAACTGGTCGTGACAAATACTTGTCTAAACCAGCAGTGTTATCAGATTCTCCATTAAAAACGGATGTCATATATGATCCCATATCTAATGAGTCAGCTACACCAACATCTTGAAACGTAATAATTTCTTGTTGTTCAGATGAAGCGTCTCCGATATTGGAATCAGTTGTTACTTCTTCGGACTGCAAAAGCAGTACGGGTTCCTCATTTTCTTGCTTAATAGAGGTAAAAGCATTAAAAATACAATTCGTAGGTAATAATACATGCCCCAAATTCCGATCGTATACCTAATGATCGGTGGGGGTGTGTTCAATTCCGTATCAGCCAACGGTTCTGTAAAAACAGATTTAGGGGATCGCCCTGGCAGATATTCATTCATTATCCATTCTCATAGAATCTTACATGAACACAATAAATAATATGCAGTATATATAAAATGAAAGGTTAACTTTTGGTTGTATATCAATCTGACCTGTTAACAGAGGCCAAGAAGCACGCATTGTGAACACTTACCATCCTTCGCGATATGCTCAGAATTTTGAAAATAACTCTGGACTAATTCAGCCCAAGATGGAAATTCAGTTAAATAGTAAGGTTCCAACTCTTTTTCTCGGATAATATCCAAGAACATTGCACGTTTTTGCTCAAAAATCTCGCGCCCATAAAAGAAATATTCTCTAATGGCGCTACCCATAACCTCTATTGAGTGGGCTTCCATACAAATGGTTTTCGACGGCAAACAACGCGTCAACATCTTCTGAATGGAATCATGCTCAATTTGAGCAACATGTGATCCCAATTCAGGTTCAAAACGCCACCCTCTTTTCAAGAAAGAAGCGTCTTTGATATTAATGAAAGGTACAGATTCGGCTAACTTATCTGCCATAGTGTACTTCACATTAAAACCCGCCAACTGTTTTTGCATGATGGTATGATCAAAATTTGTAACTTCAGGGGCAACACCCATGATGTTATCATCTCCATACGTCATCAAACTAACATCACGCTTAAAATTAGCAAGATCATTTCCTACTGCTCGCCAACAATAGCGAACATACAGCGAATTAACTATGCTATTAATAATAACAGTTAGTGGATGTCCAGAAGGATTAGATCCGAAGAATTCGACTAAATCACCATTGTAATCTGTTAATGGAAAACAAGTATCATAACTAATTCCATTTACAATGCGAATATCT